GTCGATGCCGAGGATAATTTGTTCAGCGGACTTGTCGAACTTAGCTCCATCGTATTCAGTTTCACCAGCAAGCTTAGCGAAGAGTTCGTTATAGCGTTGGCCGATGCCGAATTCGTTGTATTCATGAATGTGAATACCGAGGAGGGAGAAGTCACCAGAAGCAGCGTAGAGTTGACGACGAATGTCTTCTGGAGCGAGCAGACCGTTCTTCAAAGCACCTTCCATAGGAGCAGGCTGCGTATTAACAGCGTTGTAGCTCATCTTGAAGATAGAATTGACGAGTTCTGGACCCATGAACAAATCCGTAACGCCCTTCTTACCAACGGAAGTAGGCGTACCGTTAATCCAGGAAGTATAGAGACGCTTTGCGAACACACGGAGTGCGCCGAAGTCATCCAAGGTGAACTGGCCCTTGAAGCTAGAACGCATAACGTGCTTCTTACCGTTGGTTTCAGCGTCAGCCAAAGCAGCGATAAGAGTGTTGGCGCAAGCGGTTTCTTCCTTGACGAGGAGTTCTTGTCCCATGAATTCGAAGCAACGAGCAACAACGTCGATGAGGCCCTGAGCAATGTGCTTCTTGTGGAATTCCGTAGCGGTTTCGATGTGGGAAAGAGCTACATGGAATTCAGCCGTGCTTGGGAACACTTCGTTAGTTGGAACGCCACCTGCGATGTTGGATTGCCACAACTTGATGTAGTTGCTGTCGCTGATTTCACGATAAGCATCCAGAGGAATCGTAGGATTAGAACCGTCGGAGAACGTTTGAAGGCGGAACAGGTTGCAAAGAATAGGAGCTTGGTCGTTCTGCTTTTCGAGAACTGGTCCGATGATATCGGCGATAGCTACCTGAGCGTTGTAACGAGTTTCCTTGTCGGTAGAAGCCAAAGCTTTTACGAGTTCACAGGCTTCTTGCGAATGAGTAATAGTAATATTCATCTTTTAGAACTTTAACTTTTATTACTTAGCCCAGAACTGCACGAGGAAGTAAGGAAGAGCAGCGTCGTCTTGGGTAGTGCCCTTGCCACGAACAATGCCGTAGACTTCATCACCATCGACAGCCTTTGCCCACTTTCCAGCCTTTGTACCACTGAGGGTAAGCTTGTCATTAACTTCGATTTGAGGATCGGCTTCATCAGCAACATCAAAAGCATTGATATTGAAGGAGAGCCATCCACGAGTTACGATAGGTACGGAACGACCAGGAATCTGCACGTGGTTAGCAGCAGCGACGTCAAGCTTGTTAAGGAGCTTTTCGCCGTTGTCGTCATACTTAGCAGTACCCCAGGAGGTTACGCCCAAAAGAACGTCACCCTTAACAGCAGGCTTTACCTGAAGAGGGTTTACAGGGTACAAGTTCTTTGTACCGAGGTGCTTGGGCTTAGTCTTGCCAAGATAATCGGTGTCCATATTGACAACTTCTTCTTGGTCAAGGTCAGCCTTATCAATAGCAACGAGAACACCAATGTCACCAGTGCCGGAATCGGCAAATGATTCGTTGGCGTAATCCAGCCCAAGTGCGTAGAAAGGAACGATATCGTGTTCTTCTACGATTTTCAATGGTTGTAGACGTGTAGCCATATTCTATCTCGAAATAGGAAATTAGGAAAGTTGGATTTCTACCTTAGAGGCAAGAGCCTTAAACTTTTCCATAGAGGAAAGCTCTTCCGTAGCCTTGTTTGGAAGTACTTGTTCTTCAACGGAAGCCTTAGCTTCGTCGAGAATAGCCTTGTCCTCGACGACAGGCTCTTCCACAGCAGGAACAACCGTGCGAGACTTCCAAAGGATAGCAAGCTCATCCAAAAGGGAAGAGTAGTCTTCTTCAGAAGCGAGAGAATTCAGCTTCTTAGCGATAAGCTCACGTTCTTCGGGTGATAAGGCGTACTTTTCATCAATAGCTCCCATGCGAGAGTTAAAGAGTTCCTGAGCCTGAACCTCTGCTTTTTCAGCGACAAAAGCTGCGATTCGGCTTTCAAGCTCCTCAATCTTTGCAACGTATTCAGACTTCGCATTTTCTGCTTCAGCGAGAGCCTTTTCCTTATCAGCAATTTGATTGAGATATTCCTGATTACCTTCACGCAATGCTTCCTTGCACGCATCGTACAGAGAAGATGCGACGGCTTCGTCGCACGCAGTTTTTTCTTGTAGCAATTTAGTGAAGTCTTCTTGAGTCATATTGATGTCAAGCTTTCTTTGTTGGATTACACTATTTTCTTTATTTTGTTTATTTTCCTCTTGAAAAAGTGTAGTATCAGAGGAATCTGCCACAGGATTTTCGATAACCTGAGCAACAGCAGGGAATTCATCAGGGTCTTCCAAAGGAGGCTCAAGAGGAATAGGTACTGCTTTTTCGACGGACTCGACAGGGTCAACGTCAGCTGCAGGACGTTCCGTAAAGCCGATTCCAAGGAAAGTTATATTCTTAAGAACACGTTTGACTTTGCGACCATCGGGAAGAATACCAGAGCCACCAAACGCACGAAGTCGGAAAGAGAGATCTGTGAAGCGATCGTCTTCAGCGGTTACAATTTCAGCTTCAGCAATAGTCGTCGTATCATCAGCGCAGATAGCGATGTCGAACACGTTAAAACCGACTTCCCAACTTGCGCTAATACCCTTGAACTCTGGGAAATTAGCGTGGGTTGAGTTAATCACACGCCAAGCTTCATTACAACGCTTGTAGACTACAGCAAAGAGAGAGATGTCAAAAACTCCAAGATTCCGAGCCTCTTCTTCAGAGAGGATTCTTTCTCCCTTGTATTCTGAGCATCCATAATTGAGGATATGCCCAACAACGACATCAGTATTGTGTCCATAATTACAAGGCTTATGGATGAAGGTCGAGAGCTTAGCGAGAGCGTCGTCTGCTCGAACACCGTCATCGTTCTTATTAAACACACCAACCACAGCAGCATCGAACGTTACGCCGAACAAATCTGAGTTAGAGTGAAAATCTACTCCAGGAGGAACTAAGGAAGATAGTTCCTTGGAAGCAGTAGAAACGAATTCTTCGGCAACCTTGCAACACTTAAAGCCAATCGGAAGGTATGCGATCGAGTACATTTTATATAGTAATTACACGAGTTTACTTGCTATTGCGAAGAATCATAGCACCCCAGTCGCCCAGACCTTCGTGTTGAGCCATAATTTCATAAACTTCAGGGGATACATCCATCGTCAACAGCGTTTCAGGATGAAGAACAGCCGCAATAGCCTGTTCATTCCATTCCTCCTTAGTGAAATGGCAAGCAACCGTGGTCATATTGCTATAGAGCGACTTTTTCTGTTCTTCGGAAAGTTCATCGACTCCAGTCTTTTCCATGTAAGCTTGCTCCATGATGTTATAAGCTTCATCAAAAGCGTGGACGGTTTCAGTAACCTTGCTCATTTCATAGGAAGCGGAGCTAGTCTTTGCACCAGAAGGACGCCCAGCTTGTCCAGGAACTTTAGTCGTTTCACTAGACTTAGGAGTAGACGCACTCTTCTTCTTGGTTGTTGTAGAAACTTTAGGCGTATTGCTAGGAACAGCAGGCTGTGGATTTTCCGCTTGTTGCTTAGCTTGTTCCTTCTGCAAGCGGAACTGACGGTCAGTATTCTTTTGGTCAAGCTCCATTTGCTCCTTGGAAATTTTGATACGTTCTTCTTCAGAGCGAGAACTAATCATAGGCACACCACCAACAATCGGGTTATAGTAGCCATCCTTACGTTTTTCGATGTATGCGACTTGAGAGTCGTCAACTTCGTCGGCTTCAGGATACGCACCAGTCTCGAAGAATTGAAGCAACTGTTGAGGAGTCAAACCGCCTAATTCATAGAGGCGCAAAGCTACACGTTGCATAGACTCGGCGTTTTCAAAGTCAATTTCCTTAAACTTAGGCACAGGAACAGACTTAAAGCCAAGACGTTCGCCGATAAGTTCCATTTGTGGAATAAGGAAGTCGTTGAGGAAGTGCGTACGAGCAACATTCAAGCCCTTAAGGAAAATTCTCATCTTGGCAGAAATACCAGAGTAAGTACCTTCCATAGCCAAGGCGTTTTGCAAACCTTCCTTAATGTCTTGGTTGAGAATTTCGTACTTTTCAGGACCGAGGACCTTCTTTAGGTCAGGGATAATGAACTCACCCTTAACCGTCCAGTCAGCCACAACCACACGACCGACGCTCTCATTCTGGAACATTTCCTTCAAACAACCCACGGTTTGAGGATTGACGCCACCCTTAGCAGGCTCAGTACCAGCGGTAATCAAAAGAACGACGTTCTCGATCGTACGCATAATAGCGGTATCGAGCTTCTTCATTTCCAACTTCATGTTAACGTCACGAAGGACAGGCCACACAAAGGGGATAGCGAATGGCTCATAATCTTGCTTCTTATAGAAAGAAACAGAGAGCCTCGACCATTCAAGCGGATAATTAGTTTCTCCAGTATAGAACCCAGAGTTAAACATTGCCTGAATCTTGGGAGGCAGGGATTTTTTGAAATTCTTGTCGTTGTCAGTTTGAGGGTCTTTTAAGCGAAGGAAGTCTTGCTTAGAGAAAATTTTACCATACGAACGAATGGAAAAATTAGAAGAGCTATCACAAACAACGTCGTAGGGGTTAAGGAGCGTGTACTTAATCGGAATTTTAACTTTGTGAGACGTCGAGCCACGTGGGTACTTACCGAAAGTATCATAGGAAATGTCGCCGAAGAGCGAGTACACGAACACATTCCCCGATCGGTAAAATTCTCTAAAGAACTGTTCCTTAATGGCGTCGAGTCCAATTGTTTCAAACC